GATGCAGACATGAACCGCGAAGAATTAGGCGAAGTGGTTGCGATCATGTTGGATGTTATGCCGGGTAACATCACCGACAAAGAAATTGCCATCATTATGATTAACTTCATCATTCAAAGAAAACGGGCCAATCACTGGCCGATCATCAATGCTGAGATCGAAGCTGGTCTGGTTGAGTATCTAATTTCGCAAGTTGAAGGTGAAATCACCAAGCATGGCATAAGTAAAGCTGTTCAGGACGCGGATGATTTTTTGGGGAGGATTGTCAATGACGTTTGAACTTCGAGATTATCAGAAAGAAGCTGTCGATGGCCTGTATAATTACTGGGCTGGTAAGGCTGGGGACAACCCACTGATCGTTGCGCCGACTGGTTCTGGCAAGACGGCGATCATCGCGCAGATCATTATGGATGCCATGAGCTTCCCCGGCACACGGGTCTTGGTGGTGACGCATGTAAAGGAGCTGCTGGAGCAAGGGGCAAATGGGCTGCTGAAGCTGTACCCAGAGGCTGATTTTGGCATGTACAGCGCGGGTTTGAAGCAAAAGGTTTTGGACCGCCCGATCACGTTTGCAGGCATCCAGAGCGTCTGGGAGAGGGCGTATGACATTGTCCCCGCCCCTGACTTGGTTCTGATCGATGAGGCGCACTTGCTGCCCAAGAACAGCGAGACACGATACAACAGGTTCATCACTGATCTGAAGTTGTGCAACCCATTGGTGAAGGTGGTTGGACTGACAGCCACGCCATACCGATTGGACACGGGATACTTGCATAAGGGCAAGGGCGCGATCTTTGACGGGATCGCCCATGACATACCTGTGGCCATGTTGATGGAGCAGGGTTACCTGTCCCCGGTCATCTCGAAAGGTGGCGTAAAGCAGATTGATTTGACAGGTGTTGGCAAGCGTGGCGGTGAGTTTATCGAAAGCCAGCTTGCGACTGCTGCGTCTGATCCAGAGCTGGTTGCTGCTACTGTTAAGGAGATCATTGATCTTGGGGCAGANCGAAAGAGCTGGCTGGTGTTTAGCAGCGGGGTCAACCATGCGAATATGCTGGCAGATGAGTTCGAGGATCATGGGATCGATGTGGGTGTTGTTACAGGTTCAGACAGTGGAGCTGTGCGCGAGAAGACCATTGCCGATTTTAAGAGTGGGAAACTGCGCTGCCTGATTAATGTGAACGTGCTGACCACAGGTTTTGATCATCCAGAGGTGGATCTGGTTGCGCTTGTTCGAGCGACAGCTTCTACTGGCCTGTATGTTCAGATGGTGGGGCGCGGGACGCGGATCGCTGACGGCAAGGAAAATTGCCTGATCTTGGATTACGGACAGAATGTCGAGCGTCACGGGTTCATCGATCAGGTGAAGCCCAAGGATAAAATGTCGGGTGGTGATGGNGAAGCTCCTGCCAAGCAGTGTGAGAAGTGCCAGACGATGGTTCATGCGGCCTGTCAGATATGCCCTGAGTGCGGGTTTGAGTTTCCTGCCCCGACACTCAACCACAGCTCAAGCAGCTATCGTGGGGCCATGCTATCGTCACAGGTGCAAGCTGAGTGGGTTGATGTTGATAGCGTGAGCTATCGAAGGCATATAAAAGCTGGCAAGCCAGACAGCATTCGAGTGACGTACAGCTATGGATTCTTTGAAGAGGTTTCGGAATGGATTTGTCCAGATCACGGAGGCTATGCAGCGGGACGTTATCAGGCCCGAAAGTCTTTGCTGGGAGCGGATGCCAACACAACTGATGATGCCTTGGATGAAGTTAGATTTTGGAAGAAGCCCAGCCGAATAAAGGTGAAGCCATCCAGCCACAATCCGAAGTACAAAGAAATTGTAGAATTTGATTATACTCAAGTGGAGAAAAAATATGAGGCGAAGACGCAGGGCGGTTACGCTGATCTCAGCGACCTCGAAGACATACCCTTCTGAGCATGATGAACAGGTGGGTTTTGTTAATTGGTTTCGAGCTAAGTTCGCAGGGGTTTTGATCTTTGCCGTTCCCAATGGAGGCAAGAGATCGATCTCTGCTGGCAAGAAGTTCAAGGCAGAGGGCGTTGTCGCTGGGGTTCCAGATCTGTTTATTCCTGAGTGGAATTTGTGGGTTGAGATGAAGAGGGCAAGTGGTGGGCGACTTTCCCCCGATCAGAAGGAAATGATCTCTTACCTTGAAAGAATCGGTCACTGCGTGATTGTTGGGAAGGGCGCAGCAGATGCGTCTAAGAAAGTATTGGAGTTAAAAAATGGAAAATGAAGAGGGCATGGAGCCATTGTTTTTGGAGCGCAAGCACATCAAGTTTCTGACGTTTTGGGGGGCGCTTGTTGTGTCATTTGTCGCGGCCTTAGTTCTGGAGAGGTTTGCGATATGAGCGACAATGATCTAACCGCGTTTCAGGCGTCACAGCTTCAGTGGCTTCGATCTCAGGTTGACCGGGCGCAGGACGATAGCTTGCGCAAAGATGCGCAAAATAATGCGCAACATAAACTGTTTTATGCGCGTGAAGAATTGAGGGCATTTACCAGCAATTTAAGGAAGGCAGGCAAAAATATTTGATCTAAAGGGGAAATTATTTTCCCCAACCCTCTTGTAATCTGTGACAGATGTCATATATTAGTTATGTAGAGAGAGAGAAGGAGACTACACATGACTAAACAAAATTTCACATACAACGATGGTGGCCGCGCCGCCACTGGCCGCAAAGGTTCCGCTGGAGACTGTGGTGTTCGAGCCATGTCAATCGCGCTGGGCCTTGACTATGACGCCTGCTACAAAGAGTTGGCTCAAGCCAACAAAGATGCTGGCAACAAGAAGTCAGCTCGAAACGGATTGCCAAAATCTGTTTATGAGAAAGTGCTTAACAAGCACGGCTGGTTCTGGATGCCAGCGCCTAAGTTTGAAGGGCGCAAGTGCAAGGCTGCTGACACAGAAGGCGTTTGCATCGCTCGCATGTCTAAGCATTACTGCGCTGTCATTGAGGGCGTCCCACAAGACACCTTCGACAGCTCTCAAAAGATGGTCTATGGCATCTGGGTCAATGAGATTAATCATTAAAAATAAATTGGGGCTTCGGCCCCTTTTTTTGCTTACCCCTATTGTAATCTGTGACAAGTGTCACTATATATAATGTATAGAGAGAGAGGAAAGACCATGTACAACACAAAATTCACAACCGTTCAGGACTACGTTTCATCCGCAATCAACATGACTCAAGAGGATCAAACCTTTGCTGCTAAGTCTCATCAGAAAGAAGCTCTTGGTGAATTAAACAGCGGCTATCAAATGCTTCGTGACAACAATTTTCAGTTTTCAATCGATAGCTTGTCACGCGAAGATTACTTTGCAATCCCGTTTGATCTTCATCAGATCCGCGACAAGCACTTCCGTTTGTTTGATGAAGCGCACCACGCTGACTTGACTGATCTGATTACATTTCGCGTTTTGCTCAAAGAGCTTGAAGTTGTAAAGCCAGCTCCAAAGTCTGATCGCATCACAGCCAAGCAAGCTGAAGTTACAGAAACTGTAGTTGATCTGATTGAGCGCCGTATGGCTCAGTACCATGAAGCTGTTGAGCTTGGCCGTCTGTTTGGTGGCTTGCCTGTAAGCGTTACGCCGCACCAAGTGACCAATGAGTACAACACCACATTCACACGCTGCTTCTATTACCTCGCTGGTAAATTCACACCCCTGTCAGTCATCATGGCAGCAGCCGACAAATTGGCCCGTGAAAAAGAAAACGCCTAATCAAACCGGGGAGCTGCGGCTCCCCCACAACGCTCTGGAGGGCATCTATATGAAAATCAACAAATCACACGGCTCACCCCATGATCGTGGCGGCGCAGATAGTTATTATGGGCGCAGCTACTCGCCACACTACTGGCCAAACGGAACAGGCCACGGCTACAAAGTCGTGGATCTCACTAAAGAACAGCTAAAAGAATACAATGATGGCTGGAACGAAAACGAAGAGCTAGGTCACTTTAAGGATTGGGGGTAGCCCTACTGGGCTACCTCTTGCACTCTGGTTGACACACTTGGGTCCATGCTTTCGATCAGACTTTGCAACGCTGGTGAATCGTTAACTTCCTCAACAGGCTGTTCCATTGGGGGAGCGATCTGTCCATCAGCTCCTGCAACAACTGCTGTCTGAGCTATGTTTTGCGCCGCCCCACGAAGAAATTCACTTCCACTGTCAGGTGACATGCCAACACTTTTGAGCCACCGCTTGTACGCTGGAGATCTTTCAAGTTTATCTAGAGCGGTTTGCAGTGCAACTTGGTTAGCCGCAAAATCTGCATCTACAAGACTCTTGAAAGCTGGGCTGTTAAGTAAATCTCCAACAGCAG